TCTGAAGGTAAAGTTTATGACATTACGCCTATAAGAAGAACTGCTAGTCTTACAAATCCTTTTGCTACATCAAGTGGGTCTTCTACGGTAACGGTTACTGATGCTGGACATTTAGCTGAGGTCGGTGCGTTCGTAACTTTTGATAATGGCTCTTCTACGAACGTGGTAGATGGTATAGATTTTAACGCTGAGTTTGAAGTTTTAACTGTGCCAAGCAGTAATACCTATACAATAAATGCTGGGACAAACGCATCTGGCACTACAGCAGCAGGTGGAGGCTCTACAGATGCAAGCTATCAAATAAATCCTGGTCCAACATCCTCTACATATGGATATGGTTGGGGCACGGAAACTTGGGGAGCTAGCACTTGGGATGAACCAAGGTCTTCTTCTAATGTTGTTGTAGAGGGTAGAAACTGGTCACTTGATAATTTTGGTGAGGATTTAATTGCAACAGTTTTAAATGGTGGCACGTTTATTTGGGATACATCAGGAGGTTTAGCTGCAAGAGCCACAGCGTTATCCAATGCTCCAACAGCTTCTAGATTTAGTATTGTTTCTACAGACACTAGACATTTATTGATATTCGGAACAGAAACTACAATTGGTAATACGGCTACACAGGATGATCTTCTCTTCAGATTTTCGGACAGAGAAGATGCAACAGATTACACACCTGTTGCTACAAACGAGGCAGGATCTTTAAGAATAACAGATGGTTCTAGAATTGTTGGTGCCGTTAAATCAACAGGTCAAATACTAGTATGGACAGATACATCATTACACGGCATTCAATTTGTTGGCACACCATTTACATTTGGTCTTAGACAGCTTGGTGCTAATGCTGGGTTAATAGCACAGCACGCAGCTATAGAAGTAAACGGAGTTGCTTATTGGATGTCAGACAATGCATTTTATCTTTTTGATGGTGTTGTCAAAAAAATGCCTTGCACTGTTCAAGATTATGTATTTGATGACCTAAGTTACACAAACAAAAATGACATCGCTGTTGGTCTAAATACAGCTTTTAACGAGATAATATGGTATTATCCCTCTGCTAATGCTACACAAATAGACAGAGCCGTTGCTTATAATTACTTAGAAGGCACTTGGTACACAATAAATCTTGCAAGAACTACATGGCTTGGTGCTTATGTGTATGAAAAACCGATTGCAACAGAGTATAGTTCGTCCGCGACTGCAAATGCTACTAGCATACTAGGGTTGACTGCTGGTGCATCTTTTGTGTATGAACATGAATCTGGTAACAATCAGGCAGATGGCACGGCCATAACAGCATTTTTAGAAACAGGATCTGTTGAAATAGCTGACGGTGATCAGCTAATGTCTGTAAATAAATTAGTTCCTGATTTTGACAACTTAGCAAACACTATGACTGCAAGACTTACATTAGAACAATATCCTCAATCAGCATCAAATGTGCAAACAAGTGGCACTATAACGAGCACAACAGAAAAAATAAGTGTAAGAGGCAGGGGTAGAGCTGTAAAAATACGATATACAACTAATACAGTAGATGATACACCTTGGAGACTTGGTTCACAAAAATTAGAGATAAGACCAGACGGTAGAAGATAATGGCTAAAATAAATATAACTAGATTACCAAACGCTACACAAGAATATGACCCTGGTCAGTTTGATCAAATGATTAGATTACTTGAACAAATAGTTTTTTTATTAAACACAAACTTTCAACAAGACTTGAAAGAAGAAACTGAATCGGAGACATTCTTCCTTGGCTAATACATTTAAAAGTTCAATGGTTGATCTTACATCTACAGATCTGACAACAATATTAACAGTGCCTACAGCTAATCCTGGTGCTACACCACCTGTGCCACCCACAACTGATGTAGTAAAATCTATTTTAATTTGTAATGATTCTGGAAACACGACATTAGTAGATTTAGAAGTAGTTAGATCATCTGCAACGTTTGAATTATTTAAAGCTAAAAGTGTAGCTACTAACACTACAACAGAGTTACTATCTCAGCCTCTTGTTTTGCAAGAGTCTGATGTACTAAAAGCGCAGGCCAACGCTGCTAATCAAGTGCATATAATTGTAAGCTTTATGGAGGTTACAAAAGGTCAACTTTAGAAAGGAATATTATGGATTTACAATCATTATTTATAACACCTGTTATGATGACAGAGGTTACGGGCCACGGTCACTTAATAGATCGACTATATGAAATTAAAGCGCAAGATAAAAAAGGTATGCCGAGATCTAATATTGGAGGTTGGCATAGTAACGATGAGCTGTATAAAGATGAGGAATTTAAAAGCACCGTTGGTGATATATTACTAAAAGCCAAAGAGTGTTTTGGTCATTTGGATGTGCAAGAAAAGTATGTTCCTGAATTGACAGGGCTATGGGGCATGATTAACCCACCAGGTTCTAGAAATAACGTACATACACACCCCTATAACTATTTATCAGGAGTGTATTATCTAAAAGTACCTAAAAATAGCGGTAATTTAGTGTTTCTAGAGCCAAAACCGCAAGCTGAGGTGTTATCGCCCCCAAAAATTAAAGAGGCCTCTATACACCTAGCACACAGCGTTACTTGGGAACCAAAAGAAAATTCATTGATTTTTTTCCCATCATGGTTACAACATGAAGTACAAATAAATAATTCTAATCAAGATAGGGTTATTTTAAGTTTTAATATTAATTGGAGAGAAAATGCCGATAGTTGAACCTGCAGAACAAATAGGAACAATAACTTTAGAAGATGGAAGAGTAATTCCTAAATACAAAGTAAAGACTGAAACTACATTAACTAATACGGAGACTGGTCAAGAATATGAATCTGAAGAAGCTATGCAAGCAGACATAGATGATCCAAACACTTCAACAACTGCTGAAAAAATCAGACGAGATGTTAAAGTATTTGCTCCATCATTAAAAGATATGTTAGGTCAGACTCCTAAGTCTTAGGATTTCTTACATTCACAATCATCTGGACAATGATTTGACGCATCTTTCATGTGACGTTCAAAGTCTCTCTCCATAGCAAGTAGTCGTTCGTGGTATCTGCTCACCTTGTCAGCAAGGACAGCAATAGCTTTTAAATAGTCTTGTTCGCTCATAATATCTCCTGTGATTGTTAATTTTGGTGAGAACCTAATGTAAGCATATTTTTAATCTCTGCAACAGTATTTTTTTATTTGTTTTCTTGACACCAAATTTGTGTTATGAAAGTGATAAAAAAGAATGAAAGAAAGAACATATACATTTGGGAGAATAATAAAAAGATATGATATGCCTCTAGATGCTATTGATGATCTAAATAATAAATATGAAGAACATAGAAAAAATTTAAAATCTTTTGGTCCAAGATTAGCTGGGAGATTAGATTCTGAACTAGGTTTTACTGAGCATATTGGAAAAACAAAAATAGCTAAACATATCGTGGACTGTATGAATGATTATATTGAAACATTAGAAAAAGTTAATCTATATACGGGCACTAAGAAATTAGAAATTTTAAGTTGTTGGATAAATGATATGAAAGAAGGAGAGTACAATCCTCCACATACACATCATGACAACACTGGTTGGTCCACTGTTTTATTTTTAAAGATACCTGAGTACATTGATGATTCAAAAAATCCTCATAAATTTAAAGACGGAATGCTAGGTTTTACAGATGTTGATGGTTCACGCACTACATGGATGAACGCTGAAGTAGGTCATTTTTATATTTTTGAAGCTGGGCATCAACATTGTGTTATGCCTTTTAAAACAAAAAAAGAAGGAGATATTAGAAGATCAATGTCTTTTAATTTTATAAGTCATGTTGAATAAAAAAATTACTTTTTGTGCGGTAGATAAAAATTTTGTTGACGTGTGGCCTCATCCAAAGCCAGCTTCCAAGTTTATACCAGACGAATATAAAAAACTTCCAAGGTTTGCAAATGGTAACATGCATGTACCTACTTTAAAAACATGCATACCTTTTTTAGATTCTTTAACTGCTGGGTATATTATACCTTTTGATCAAGATTATTTAGTTGATCCAATTGAAAATGATTTTACAGTAACCCCCGCTAACAGACAAGTAGATGATTTTGGTGTACACAATCAAGTTCAATTACCTAAGAATTGGCAGAAGGTAGCAGGAGAAAACGCTGGTAAATTCATTAACAAGTGGCTTATTAAAACTCCACCTGGATACAGTTGTTTGTTTATAAAACCTATGAACAGAGTAGAAACCAGATTTGATATAATAGCGGGAATTGTTGATACAGATGATTACGTTAATACAATAAATTTTCCGTTTATACTTAATAAAAGAGATGAACAATTTCTTATTAAAAAAGGCGAACCAATGGTGCAGGTAATACCTTTTAAACGAGATTCATGGAAATCGTGGTCTGGTTTTTATTATGAAAAAATGCACTCTAAATTTGTATATTTATTTCATAGTAAGTGGGTTGATAGGTATAAAAATCTTATTTGGAAGAAAAAAGTTTTTAAATGATGGAAATACAAGAATACATACATTGTTATGAGAATGTATTAAATTTAGATATATGCAACGATATAATAAATAACTCTGAAAATTTAAATTTTAGAAAAGCCACTACATTTAAAAATAGTAATGATAGGAAATGTTATGCTGAATTGCTTGATAAAAAATATGAAACTATTTTATATAATGCAGTTGGCACTGTAATACAAAAATACGCAGATGATCATAAGTGGTTTATGACAGGTGCTTCTACAAACGACACTGGTTATGAACATTTAATTTATGTTGGATCAGAAAACGGAGAGTACAAAACACACGTAGATCATTTTGATCTGCATCCAAGAGTTTTAAGCTGTTCTTTTATTTTAAATGAAGAGTATGACGGTGGGGATTTTTCTTTTTTTGAGGGTAAGCATATTGTTAAAAAGAAAGCAGGAAGTGCCGTGGTTTTTCCTAGTAATTTTTGTTTTCCTCATGCTGTTACACCTGTAACAAATGGTGATAGACACGCTGTAATTACATGGATTCATTAAAAAAACAAAAATATAAATACGTCAAAAACATCCTTTCACTTGATATGGTTGAGTTTTTGACATCTTTTAGTTTAAAAAATTTTACAGTCGGTGATTCTCAGGTACCACTGTCCTCAGCTAGTCACTCTAAAACATCTGAAATTTACAGTCATATTACTGATTATTTACTTCCAACTATGGAGAGAGAAACAAATTTAAAATTAAAACCCATATACTCTTACAATAGAATTTATCTTGGAGGATCTGAGCTTAAAAAACATTTTGATAGAGAGGCATGTGAAATAAGTGCATCTATAACTTTAAAATACTTTTATAAAGATTCTAATTACAAATGGCCTTTATGTATGGGAGATAAACCTATAATTATTAAAACGGGCGATGGTGTAATATATAAGGGTTGTGAAATACCACATTGGAGACCTGTATTTAATCAGCCAAAAGAATATTGGCATCACCAATTATTTATTCATTATGTAGATGTAAATGGTCCTTTTTCAGATTATCAAGCAGATCAAGAGTAATTAGGATCGTAATCTACCCAAGTTTCACCATCTTTAACAGTTCCATTAGCAACAGCAGTTTCAAAAGCAGTTATTGCCGTTTCAATTTGACCTTTTCTAGTTTCTGCCCATGTAAGTAAAGCAGCGATTGTAGTCGATCCAACAGCGTCACTCGTAGCATTTAAATTTGTGTTACCAGTCATCATACCTGTTGATGCATCTTTATTTTGAATTTCGTTTTGTCCAACTAAATTATTCCAAATAACAGCATGAACTGTATTAGGAATATCTGGCATTGAAGAACCTTTATCAGCCCAGTCAATACCAAAAGAATTGTCTACTAAAACTCTATCTCCATTGATTATTACAATTTGTGTTGCCATCAATATCTCCTAATGTTTTATAATATAGTTTACCACCACAAAAGGTGAGAATGAATTATTTCCTGCCGCGGTTACATTTCCCGTTAAAGATGTTGTAATGTTACCAGTTAATGTTCCAGACAAAGTATGAGAGTGGTTATGTCCAGTTCCAGAACCAGCGTTAGTTGTGGCTGTACTTTGATTGCCTGGAGCACCAACAACTTGAGGTGGGTTACCTGCACCTGTACCCGCTGTTCCACTTTTTTGGTAACTGTGTGAGTGTGATGCTAATTGATCAGTAGATATAGATGTATTATCAATACTTCCTGTAATAGTAACTGACTGGTTTGTTGCATTTGTTGCAGCTTGGTTATTAGTAACTGCAACTGTAACTGTATTAGCTCCACCTGTGCCAGCTAAGTTGTAAGTATTACCATCAAAACCTTGTGGCATTTTACCTTGTAGATTAGGAACATTAAAAGTAGTTGAGTTATCACCTACACCGTAAGTAGTTCCAACAACTGCAAATAAATCTGCGTAAGTAGTTCTTGATACGGCTGCACCATCACATAAAAGATAACCATCAGGAGCCGTTGCTTTTGTCCAAGGCTTAATAGCCCCTACTTCACTTCTATTTACTATATCTTGTAAGTTAGCCATAATTAATCGTTATACTTTAATAACCAACCGTTGTCACTGTCATAAAA